GCGTTTCACAAGTGGTTTCGCAATATTTACAATCATTAACATCCACAAAATCAATAGTACCAATGAAAAATCAAGTAATCAAATTTTTAGGGGACCTGCCAAAGTCGGGTTCAGAACAGTTTAACCAGGCACTGGACCATTTCAGGAAAAGCAAGAATCACGATCCCGAAAAGCTTCGGTATTACAATGCCCTTGGTTTTTCAAAGGACAGGCTGGAGAGTTTGTTGTATGAATTAAAGAAAATTCATTCCATCACTGATACTGAGGTGGCGATGAGTAAAATCCCCCTTACCCCCAAAGGGGGAATTGAACCTTCTCAAGAGGAAATTATTACAGATGTACGGGTTACGCTGAAAAATTCAGACCGTATTCTAGCAATGGAAATTGAAGCGGCTATAGGCTTATATGAAGATTTAGGAGTAAAATTAAAAAACATTGAGGAAGAAGACATTCCGGAAGATGTAAAAGAAGATTTGAACAGTTTTGCTAGTGTTTTAGCACGATGCAGAGAGGCCGCAGCACAAGAAGAGTATAAAGATTTGAAATTAGTGAACGATCTTGGTATAGCTTATTATGAGTTGTTAGGCAAAGTGGAAAGCCCCCTAGCCCCCGAAGGGGGAATTAGTAATGTTTCAAATGATACTAAAAAAGAAACATTGGAGATCACTTCTGAAGAATTGGGAACCAAGGAGCTATCAGAAAAAGTTAAAGAACATATTTCGGTTAATCAAATCGACGTAAACGATTCGACAAATGATGAAAGCCCCCTAACCCCTGAAGGTGGAATTGATGATGCCCAGGAGGAAGTTATTCTTGAATTAGGACCTTCAGAAGAATTCAAACAAAAGCTTGCTGATTTTGATTTGGAAACAGAGAAATACAACAGCATCAAATCTTTTGCCGCTGAAGTTTCCAATGTCATTGAAGAGGATCCTGCAGATCAGAAGTCGGACACGCTGAAAGCTTTTGTTGCCGAGGCAAAAAAAAAGTTTGCCCAGGCTTAGAAAAACCCATTCGCGATCAATATTCGTTCCTGGACAAAGATGATTGTCCGGACGAGTTCAAAATATTGGTTGCCGATAAAATTTCAGCATTCCGGAAGTTTGAAAAACTGCACCCGGAGCTTTCAAAAAAAGCCAAGGCGGGAGCTGAAATAGCCTTTGAAACATTGGCCACAACAGTTCACAGTTTTGAGCTGAACAGGCAAATTTGGGAAGAGCTGGATTATTACGAGGAGCACGGCGAGGTTTTTGGGAAGCATCCAAAACTAAAAAAAATAAAACTGGAACAGGATATTTGTTTATACGACAGGTTCCAGGCGCTGAACCGAAGGAACAATCTTCGCACTTATATCTCAAGGGACCGCAGGGCATTGAAGAAAATGAAATCCGGAAAGGAAAAAGAAGCATTTGCGGCCGGGCTGCAACTCTTTATCCTGGAGAAGTATCTCCTTGAAACAAAATTTAAGCTAAATGGCGAACAACAGATATTTTGATATATCCAAACTGAAGGATCCTTCCCCCGCGAAGGGTCCCTCTCGCCACTTTGAAAGTAAATATCTACTGGCCCACTTTGAGAATGTGAATAAGCTGGAGGGACAACTGAAGCGCTTGCCAAGTGCTGAAGAATTCTTTTTCCTACAGACTAACAATTCGTTTAACGCCTTCACTTTCCTGCCCTTTGTTTGCAAATACGTGAAAGTGCGCAGGCTTTATGCCAGTACTTACAGTATTAGCCGGAAAGTGATCACGGCGTTAATGGAATTGCACAGCCGGGGTTTTGTGGACGAAATAACTCTTTTGATTAGTGATAGCATGGTAAAGCGAAACCCAATGACCATTGATGTGTTATTGAGCGTAGCAGCTGCAAATCCGAATCTTAAAGTGTTGTTCGGTTGGAACCATTCCAAAGTGTGCCTTTTAGAATCCTCCCCCTGCCCCTCCAAAGGAGGGGAGATAAATCACTTCGTAATAGAAGGATCCGGGAACTGGAGCGATAACGCAGCGATGGAACAATACACCTTTGCCAATTGCAAGGGTTTGTACGATTTCAGGATGGATTTGTTTGCGCCCGAGAGAGCCAGACAGGTAGCGACTGGGGGAAGTTTGAAAGCAATTAATAATTAGATGACTGAAGACGTACGACTTTCCCAGGAGGAATTTGAAAAGATAGAAGATTTGGCAGCCTGTAATTACAGTCCGGCACAAATAGCCAAGTACCTGGACATTCCGCCTGCAGATTTTTTGGCAGCTTTTCACAAGCCAAATCATTTGGTACGCTTTCATTATGACAAAGGCCAGCTGGTAGCCGATGCCGAAATAAATATGAAAGCACTGGAAACTGCCAAAGCCGGAAATCTCACCGCGATGCAGATCTACCAGAAAAACAGGGAAATGGTAAGCCTTGAGAACCTTAAAAACCTGATCCTGTTTGGAGGGGAAAATTTTGAGGATGATGAAGATGAAGTCCCTTAACCCCCTATCTGCAGTATGAAAAAAATAATCCAAAAATATATTGATCTTCAGGACGTAGATCTTGATACTATTTATGATTTTGTAGACAATGGCGATCGCAGCCGTGCCCCGCAGGAAATTATAGATTACCTGGACCTTATGGACAAAGTGCGGGGAATGAGCCTAAGAATTGACAAGTATGGCAGCAAAGATGCTATTGTAAATCATTTGATCAAAGTAGAAGGCTTAAGCCGCTACTTAGCAAATAAAGCCTACAATCAGTCAATGGAATATTTCTATGCAGATAGCGATATTTCAAAAGAAGCCTGGAGGAATATTTTGGCGCAGCGAATGGATAAGAATTATGCCATTGCCCAGCTGCTCGTTAAAGATGTTTCAGATGCCAAGAAAGTGAACGATATGATCAAGGATATGGGAATTGCTTTAGGGCTTCATCTTCCAGATCCTGAACCGGTACCTGAGGGAGCATTTCAAAGACCTTCCAAAATCTACACTTTATCAATGGAAGATCTGGGCAAAGTGCCGCAACCCAAGAAAGAGCTCAGGGACTTTATCATGACCCTTCCGGACGTATCAGAAAAAGTAAAATTAATGGCGCTTCAGGAAGCCCTCCTGGAGCCAATGAATTTATTTCCACTAGACAATGAAGATCCCCGAAAGTCTTAAAAACGATAAAGCCGCAGAGCTGCGATTTGGTACCTGGGCAAAACAAACCATAGATCTGGTTTCCCCAAAAGACTTATATCTTATTGCCGGGCGTGGAACCGCCAAAACAAGTGATATAGTAGCAGAGCGTACAATGGATATTGTTTTTGATATGCCGCGGGCATACACCGCATTTGTGGCCGATACCTACGACAATGCCGTGAGGAACATAGCGCCCACAATGATCGAGGGTTGGCTGCGAAAAGGATGGAAAGAAGGCGTTCATTTTGTTACCGATGAAAGGCCCCCAAAAAGTTGGGAATTGCCTTACAAACCGCCAATGACCTTTAAGCATACCATTTCTACCTGGAACGGGCATTTCTTCAATATTGGTTCCCTGGCACAGCCAACATCCCTTGCGGGGAACTCTTACCAGCATTTTGTAATAGATGAAGCCAAGAACTGCAATTTTGAAAAGTTAAAGAAGCTGTTTCCTGCGCTTCGGGGGGATTTTACCGCCTTTGGCCACTCCCCTTATTTTTTGGGAATGACCGTTACAACAGATATGCCGCGAGTTGGCGACGGAGAGCACGACTGGATACTGAACTATGAGAAGGAAATGAACCCCGAAAGGGTACTTGCTGCCCTGCAGGCGGGAATGGAATTAAGTGATTTAAGGCTAAAATTGATCAAAGCACGGAAACAGCGAAACAAAGCCAGGATCGATAGCCTTACCAACCGTTATAAAATGTGGTATGGACTGTGGGTGCGTTCCCGGATGGATCTCGCGATGTTTTTCACGGTTTCCTCTTTTGCCAATGCAGAGATCCTCCGGAAGGTATATTTTCAAAAAGCATTAATCTCCCTGGGCACGGAAGAATTTAAAAGCGCGATGCTTTCCCTTAAAAATGAATTAAAGGCCGGGGAAAAATTTTATTTGAATTTAGGCGAACATCATTTTACAGATGATGGCGTATATGTAAAATATTACGAGCAATTTAAACTGACCGATGATATCAAGGACAGTTCCCAGGCTTTAAAATATATCCAGCACGACAAAGCTTTGGATTGCGGGATTGACTTCGGGAATATGTGCAGTATGGTACTTGGGCAGCAGAAAGGCAGTTATTACTATCTTTTAAAGAATATCCACACCCTTGCGCCAGACAGCAGTAAGGAGCTCGCAAAACAGTTTATTGATTTCTTCTCCGGCCACAAAACAAAAGTGCTGAATATGTATTATGACCGTTCCGGGAATCAATACGCCCAGGTTAAAAGGGACTGGGCTACAGAAATCAAGGATCATATTGAAAAATACAATGGATTTTCTACCGGCTGGTACGTGAATTTAATGAGCAAGAATCAGCGTACCATCACCCAGGAGGAAGAGTATAATTTTGCAAAGAAATTATTTGGGGAATATTACCCCAATTTACCCAAAATAAAAATAGACAAACATCAATGCAAATTTTTAAAGAGCAGTCTGGAGCTCACGAAAATTAAAATGTCCAAGGACAGGAAAGGATCCACGATGCTGAACAAGGATAAATCTTCTGAAAAAACATTGCCTCTTAAAAACCTACCAATGCATTCCACCAATTACAGTGATGCGTTCAAGTATCTCATTTACCGTCCGGAATGGGTTGCCCTGGCAGATAAGAAGGTGCCTGCTGCGAATATAGATCCAGGGGTTTATTAATCCCCCTGGCCCCCGAAGGGGGAGTATTGATTTATTTGTTATATTTGAGGGATGACTAAACAAGTTCGCCTATGACTCCCGAAGCGCAAAAATACTTAAGAACACTTTTTAAAGAAGATTCCC